CCCCATTCACTACGCAGTGTACCATTCACAGAACCTAAGTTCATTTCCTGTACGTTCTGAGTAGCTTCTCTATAAACAGAGATGGAAAAAGCTTCTCTCACATCCTCACCTGAAACACCCTTAGCAGATTTAATATCCCACTTATCTATGTTTAAAGACTGTAAAACCTTGCCGTTGTTTCTTGTAGTAGCGTGTTTCTTAATATTAGCAAAGATAGCTGATGCTACATCCTCATCAATACCAAGCTGTTCCATCTTGATCTTTGAGAATGGTGGCTTGCCTTGTGCTGCTGCCCTAGTCCACTGTGAAGAATAGTTTAGCATAGACATACGGCGTAGGCTCATTGTCACGCCTGACAAACCTGAGAGTATAGAGACTTTCTCTCTAGCCCTACCAAGTAGTTCGTCATGGAAATTTACAGCCTCAGGCATCATAGCTGCATCCATATCGCCACCCTCAAAACGAGAGGCACGATTAAACTTGGACGTAACTACATCACCACCTAGTCCTGTCATTACTTCTAGTTCACGTAACAACTTATCATCAAGCTGACCATTGGCTGCTTTACTATATAGCTTACGATACTGAGGCATGGTACGCAGTAAGACTGGTAGTGAGTACTCTAACAGAGAGTTAGTCAACTCCATCATAGCTGCCATACCTGACATGCCCATGTTAGTAATAAAACTGTACTCACGTATACGTCTGTTAAAGCGTCTTACGCCATCACTAACATCCTGCTTAAATACATGCTGACCAGTGATGCCATCATACATATACTGTAAAGCTTTTTCTTCTGCTTCAGTACCTGTTATACCTTGTTCAACATTCTCTTGCTTAATCTTAGCTAAAAAATCATCAAAGGAAGAACCAGCAGCATTAGTGTTAATACCATTACGTGCTAATCCGATACCACTTGACATCTGGAATACGTAGGCATTGTGTAAGTTTTCGATGTCGTTCTCTAGTAACTCAGAAAAAGACAGTTCTTCTATATCGCCATTAGCGTTTTTAGCGTTGATCGTTACATTTTCATCTAGTACTAGGCGAGGTTGTGCGCGTTTATGTGCGCGTAATCCCTTAGACTTAGTAACTGCTTCTAGTACTCCAATGATAACATCTTCGTCTAGTTCTTCTTTTTTCAAAGCAGCAGTTAAATCTTCTACTGATAGGTCTAGTCCACCTACGTTACCACCCTTCTTAAAAGGCCGTGACATTACTGTCTTAGCATAACCAGTAGCCATCTTACGAATGTAAGTATTGATTGCTTTTTGAGTAACACGTTTACCTTTGGCAGTAGTCAATGCCCTACGTACTGCATCTTCAATATCAGGTTGCCCAGAACGTATAGCTTTCTCAACCAAGTCTGTTACAGCTACGTTGTCATCGCCAAACTTAGCACGTATCTTAGTAATACCATTATCACTAAAAAGTCTAGGTAGATAGTTAGGGTGGTTGTCTAAGATACCTGTAGTAAAACCTGCTACATTATTCTTAATAGCTAAGTTTCCTAGTTCTCTTTGCTGCTTATGTACATCGTCTGCTACCTTACGCACCTCTGTAGGCACAATAGCGTTAGGATCACGCATAGCTTTTGATACCAGTACGTTAAAGTCTTGTACTGTACCACCACTACTTGCCATCCAAGCCTTACGGTTTACTGTTAAACTACGTGCAAAGCCTGTACGGTATTTACTTTCTAAGTAAGCTTTGATCTCAGATGCAGATGGATTCACCACCTCACCTGATTTGTTACCTGTACTATTCAACCCTAGCTTATCTGCGCCAAGACGTATGAATCCGTTGGATGATTGCTTGGCTCTAACAAAAGGAGATACTAAACTACGTAAAGCATCTAGTCTAACGGCCTTGGTAAAGGCATTGCTGCCTCTCTGGAAGGATACAGTACGTGCTTGTTCTGCTGTAATCTCATTGATAGACTTAGTACCTAGTCCAGCAAAGTCACCTGTTGCAGCTTCTTGTGCAATTATTTTGTTAGTCAGTTCTTCACCTGAGTTACCCTTTAAGAAAGCCTGTTCATCGGGCGTAAGAACCTCACCAAGCGCACTACGCTGTGCTAGCTGATGTACCTTGGCTCGTTTAGCAAAGGTCATACCAGCAGCACTTACACCGCCTTGTAGACCTGCACCAAATAGTCCAGCAAGCATGACATCACCGCCATCAATATCGTACTTCATTGAAGCACGTATACCTTCAAACACTGCTGCCTCTGCTGCACCTAAACCAGCACCTATCTTTAGGGCTTTGTATACATTGTAACCCTTCTTTAGTGACCTACCTGCTTGTACAGCAGTACCAGTAGCAGCCGCCACTGTACCAGTAACAGGCGCAGCAGGACCACTGATAGCTGATACAGCAGCCGTGGTTCCAATGATACCTACCACCTCAGTAGGGTCAGTCATAGCAGCTAAGATTGTAGCCCCTATGCCTCTCCAACCAGCAGCAGCTAGTTCTGTTCTGTTCTTATCAGTCTTGCGATAGTCTTCTGCCATTGTCATAGCGTAGTCAAGGCTCTCAGACCTAGCTGCATCAAATATATCTTCGATGGCTCTTTCGTCTGTCAACCCTTTAGTAAGGGCATCGGACATTTCAGTAGTAATCTCTGTTACAGGATTGTAAGGATTGGCTGAGAATCTATACAGATTACGAGATGCAATAGCATCAATGTGTTCTTCTTCTCTTGCTTTGCTATACAACGTAGAGAAATCTGTTTGTTCGTTAGAGATTTCTTCTTGACGTTTCATAGCCTCAAGAGAGTTCTCACTCATACGTGAGACAAAGGGACTAGGTAAAGGTTTACCAAATCCCAACTTCTCTTGTGTTTCCTTAGAAATCTCAGCCATTATGTTATCCTTTTACAGCCGCAGCCATTTCTTCCGCACGGTTAGGTGTCTGTTGATACCATTTTGTTTTAGTAGTAGAACCATCTGCCTTGCGATTGTAAAGCATGTTAAACGCTGCTTCTTCTAAGGCTGCTGTTTGTTCTGCTGAACCCTCAGGTGCAGATGCAGCTTCCTTGATAGCCTTCATAAAGCTAGGCCAGCTAGATGGAAGATTAGGCGCACCTAATTGATAAGCCATACTCATTACACCTAGCTGAGTTTCCTCAGGTAGTGCTTCAAAGTTAGTAATCTCATCAGCTAAGAAGGTACTAATCTTCCTAGTCTTCAGTTCCATAACTGCATCAGCTTCTTCTTGTGTAATGTTTTCTACATCAGCAATTAAAGCTAGTTCATCAGGTTCTAGTGCAGGTAAATAGAAACCATAACCTACTGAACGATCTTTACCGTCCTTGTAAGGTGAAGGCTCAAACCCCTCTTGGGACTTAATTAGATTACCTGCTTTTTCTGCAACGGTGTTACCTGTCATGTCTGCTACTTTTCCTGTTTGATCTTTAAATATTGTTCTAGTGGTTTCGCTAGGTGTTACTTCTGAAGCTTGTGCAGGTGTCATTAAGGCTTCATTAGCTGCTGCTAATCCTTTTGGAACAGCAGTAACCACATCAACTACTTGACCAGCTACATCTTCCAATGCTTTTTCGGCTGGCATCTCTTGTATTAGATTTAGTAATGGGTTAGAAGAAGGTTTTGTTTCCTCATTCTCACTACGTTCTTTAACACCCGCAAAATAATCTGAAACACTGTTTGTGATACTGTCTAACATAGAATCAAATTGTTGGCTCCAACTCTTTTCATCTCCTTCAGGAAGTACACCTCGTTCTTTAGCATCAGCTAATGCTTTAGCTTTTAAATCAGACATGGCTGTTTCATTTACTTTAGTAACAGCGGCAATACCTTGACCTGACTCAGCATCTATACTAGTGCCAGTTAGTAAGTTCAAAGATTCACGTACTTTTCGCAATTCGTTAGCTTCTATAGGGGTTATACCTGTCATAGATGCTATCTCATCATCATCAAGATTACCTAAGTCAGCTAGATCAATAGTTGTAAACACACCTGTGTTAGCTATATCCTTTATGTTGGATTTTTGTCTTATACGTTCAACCATCATCTCCTGAGATAGTGTACCTAACTCAGAGAAAGCTACAGTGTCAATAACAAAGGGTGGTGCAGCACCGTCTTCAGCCTCAATAATGATGTCTACAGCATTAGGGTTAGAAGGATTTACTTTCATAGAAAGGCCAGCACCCTCGCCACGTACACTTCTAACTAAGCTGTTTATCTCAGGTACTAGCATGGCTTCATTCAGATAGTCAGCCGCTGCTTTCTCTTGACCTGCATACTGCTTGATGTCTGTGTTTAACAGAGGCACAGCACGTTTAATACCGTTGGTACTTTCTACTACCAGCCAATCCTCATTAAGATAACCAGCCGCTAGTTCCATGGCTTGTTCAACGTCCATTTCGTCAGCCATTACCAAGGCTTCCACAACATCTTTATATTGTGTTAAGACTTCCCTGTTATTCATTACATCTTTAAATTTAGAGGAAGACCACCATGATTTATCTGTGGCATTTACCATTTCGTCAAGTTTTACATTTAAACCAGTAGGTTTAACTAACCTGCCTTGTATTGCATTTAATGCTTGATCAAATTTTCTACCAGCAGGGCCAGTTAGAATATCCAAGGTACGCATACGCAGTAAGTCATCTTCTTTCAACGTCTTACTACGCTTAGTTAGACCTGATGATAAACTCTCTACAGTACGATAAGCAGCAAAAGCTTGTGATGCTAACTCCATATCTCTTTCTGGATTACCAGTGGAGTTAGTCAATACTGAGGCACCACTGTTTATTGCGTTCTTATACTGCGTTGGCAGAACTTGAAAGGGTGTGTAGAACTCATCAAATGATTTAACTAAGTGTGCCTGTTCTACAGCAGCAGGGTTGGCTGATGGATCACCACGCCTAAACTCAGGGCTAGCTGCGTTCACAATGTCCTGCGTTACTGCTAGCTTTGCTTCTAGTTCTTTTGCATTGTTAGCTTCGTAAGCAGTTTGTACATCTTCGGCTGTAATCTTTCTTGTTGTACCAGTCACTGGATGTGTCATCTCAGTGCCAATAGCTAGATCACCCTGTTGTCCTGTTTTTACATAGCTTGCTAAACGCTGGTTTATGGTATCTGCAAAGTAGGCATCTTCACCAGCCTTGGCTCTTTTCTTAGCCATACTAGCTTCGTTGCCTTTGATACGAGTTACTGCATCAGCATACTCAGCCACACCAAAACGGTTTAATGATTCAGGTGACTGTAACCAGTCTGTTAGGGATGTTTCACCTAGCATACCAGACTGCTTGTCTGCTAAATCCATAAGCTTATCGTTGAAGCCTTTTTTATCTCTACCTGTTTTAAAGTAGTCTGAGACAAGGCTGTTGATAAACTGTGCCTGTGCCTCTCTAGGCATATCAGGGTCTGTAGTAATCTTTGTAATTTGATTAAGTACTACAGCATCTGCCTTATCTAAATCATATGTAGCTTTAGCCTGATTATACCCAGCAGCAGGATCGGAAAAGAACTTAACAGTACCTAGTTCTAAGTCTTGCTTAATTGCTGTCATAATAGCTGGGTTAGTTCCAGCATCTTCAAGCTTTGTTAAGTAATCTGTAAAATAAGACTGTCTATCAGCAGCTATTTTCTCTGGTCCAGCTTCAAGGTAAAATTCTTTGTTTTGTTCGTACTGATTTACTGACTCAGATAACAAATCTGTTACAGCAATCTTTGCTTGAAAGGCTTGCTTTTCTGCAATACCTGCTTGTACTTCTCTGCCTAGTTGCTGCTGCCTTTGTCTTTTTATTTCAGCATCTGCTTTAATAGCAGGTGTAATGGCATTAACAAACTCAGCTAAAGGGTTTGATACTTGTTTCTCAGCAGGTCTAGTATATGTCTCCACTGGTGCAGCCGTTGGCCTTACAGCAGCCGTAGCTTGTAAAGGTGCTACCTGTACTCTTTGTTTAGCCATGATCTATCCTTATTGAAAGAGTGTGACATTGCCACTCTGATTAAGTACATTTGCACCTAATGAGTTTGGTAAAAAGCCACTAGCTGCTGACATAGTAGGTCCACCTGACCAGCTTATACTAGATGCTGAAGGTAGACTAGGGACAACTGTTGGTACTATCTTGCCTACCTCAGTTTGTACGTCCACCATTTGTTTTGCAATATTCTTAGGGTCCATAGCTTCTGCCTGTTTCATTCCAGCATAGGCTTGTGCGCCAGCTTTAACAGCGTAGGCTAGAAAGTTTGGTGCTTGTCCACGTGGAAGGGAGTTAATTCTATTTACAGCCTCAGCACTAGCACCTATCTTTTCTAATTCAATTTGATTACGTAAGGCTTCTGTCTGTGCGTTGACTGTGGTAACTCCACGCAAACGTGCAGTCTCAAACTCTGATACTGTTCTGTCTACAGAGGAACCAGAAACCCCTGATTCACCTGCGGCTACTGCTGCCCTCTCTTGTCTTCGTAAGGCTTCAAGTGACAATTCTTGTTTCTGTGCTGATGCTGCTTCACCTTCTTGGATCATACGTGTATTAAGAGATTGTATCTTTAGGTCACGTGCAGCGGCAGCGTTTACACGGTTTTGTAGATAACGTGCTTCATCTTGTTTAGCTTTAGAACTAGCACCCAGAAACTCGATAGCAGTGCTACCGATCATCATCATAGTCATTGGGTCCATTTTATATCCTCACACATTCTAAGAAGGGTTTATCCCCTTCGCCATACGTTTCATGGCGTTTAATAAAAGTAAACCCTACAAACCTTAACCACTTTAAAGCTACGTGGTATCGTTCATCACAGGCATTAGTAAGCACAGGGTATCTAAGGTTAGCCTCAGCAACCCACTGCTTAGATTGTCGTAGAAAAGGTAGCCATACTTTATGTATTGCTGGACTAGTTAGTAACCATGGTGTTGCTACCATGTCATCCATCTCACACAATCCATACATACCTGCAATTTCATTTGTATCTGTTACTATGATAGTGTAACACTCCTCAGAATCATCTAGTCCATCCTGTAATGCTTCTTTAATATTACCATGTGAGGCTAGCACTTCTAGTCTGTCTTCTTCTCTAAGGTTAGAAGCTAGGTAGTCTACATCAGACTGGACACTATCTCTCACATGGACTTTCATTACATTCTCCGTGAACGCAGATTAAAGAAAGCTTCATACTCTGCTGATTGAAATACACAAGGGAAGTGACTACTACTTTCTAGTACAACATCAATATCACTAGACTTACCAATAACACCAAAGCGGTATGTACCTGAATCAATAGCTGCTTGGTTTAGGATGTTAGTAGAAGCACCAACAATACGGCCTGTAAAGCTACGAGTATAAGTAGCACGTTTTAGAGGTGTTACCTTAACGTCAAAGAAACCTGTGTCATTGTAGACAACTGCATAGTTTCTTAGCTGCAATTGACCTGTTGTAATAGGGCTGTTTTCTTGTTTAATTACTGGCTCAGAGAACTGGTACTTAAATGTGTAGGGTATACCTGCATAGACTACTTCTGATGCACTAAGCAGGGCTGCTACATTATTTACTGTAATTACTTTACCACGTTGATTGACATAAGTCAAGTTACTATCTGTATAAGGTACAGTAGTAAGTCCACTTGTCTCTAGCTGTACACGCCTGTCTAGCATAATAGGAAACTTACCTGTAGTATACTGAGTAGCGTCATCTACTGATAGGTTAATTTTTTCTAGGAATAAGTTATTACCACGTTTAACAAGTAACATAATGTCAGCCAAGTTAAATGACATAGACAGTACATCGTCACCAAACGTCCACTTAGACCAAGAAGCCTGTAGCTTCTCTCTGCCTTTCCAGTAGTACCTGTAGACATAGACTGCTTGAGTTTCACCTGTAGTCTGTACAAGTATCATGTCTTCGTTAGACGATGCCTCAATCTTTTTAATTTCACCATCCAGATACTCTGGTACGTGTGACGTAGTTTCAGCAGCATCATTAGTGTCAGTGTCAGAATCAACGTAGTATTCCCACATCCCTGACCACGCACCACGCTTACTAGCAAAGTATACAAATCTACCAGCAGCCGCTGGCTTGGCTCTCAGTGAAGCCTCAAACTCTGTAGTGCTAGATACATTGATAGTCTCAGGGGTAAGTACAGGATCAGCCGTTACTTTAAACTGTGTTAGTTCTGAGAACAACAGCAGTGTATTGTTAAATGGTATAGCATGTTTTAGAATGTTTACCTTGTTAGAGGAAACTGCTACATCAATGGGATCACTGTCCACAGTTGTAAGTGTAGACTTACGGAAAAAATCAAAGTCTAAAAACTCACCTGCCCTACTGAAGATAACATTTTCATCAGCTAGTACACCAAGTCTATTTCTGTGAAAGAAAATATCAGCTAAGGAAAATCCTATAAAAGAAGGATAGCTATTAGTGTCATCATCACCTACTTTACGTGATTCGTAGGATACCTCACTAAAGATAAATGTACCATTCGCTTGTTTAGTAAGTTTATGTGGCATAGTAGCAGCATCAATGTCAATTAAGATATTCTGCGCTACTGTTTCTTTCCATACACCATCAGCAAACTTAACATAGAAATCATCCTGTGCCTTTTGGTTATCGCCAGCTACTTTAATAAGAAAGTCGTTTGGTCCCTCAACAGGTAGCTTCTTAAAGTCAGGTGTTTCACCCTTAAACACAAGTAAGTGATCTCCACCATGAGAGTCAGCCACCTCTACCTGAAAGTCTGTACTATCAGTAGACTGGATGTGTATAACAGAGCCGTACCTTGTCAATGTTAAACCTGATACTGCTGATGCGTTGGTAATAGCATCATAGTAAGTAGTTGATACTACGTTTGGTGAAGAAAAGGTATTTAGATATGTTGCAATCAAATCTGTAGATGCGCCACGTTCTGCGTTTTGTGTTAGTGCTGTAGAAGCTTGTGTACTAGACTTAGTAGCAAATTGTACTGTGCTTGTACTACCACCCTTAGTTAATTTTAAGCGATATGTAGAAGAATAGTCAGCTTGTTTAACATAGACCAGTGCTTCTGGTCCACGTGCTGTGCTGGTTGTAGTATCTTTAGCAACTATTTTGTTCTTATTTAGAATGAATGTTGTATCAGCAATAGAAACAGCAGACAGTTCCTTACTAGGGTCTGTAAGCCCTGATAGGTAAGAAGCAGCGTTGTTAGTAACTGTTTTAGCTGTACCGTCCTTGTCGAACACACGGATAGTTCCTGCTGTATCTACCACCATAGAGTATAGTTCGTTTTCATCTCTACGGATGGTATGAATAAAAGCTTTATCTAAGTTACTAATAACACCTAAGTCTGCAATATGTAGTGTAGGTGGACGTTTAGATAGTCCAGAAACAACACTAGACAATCCGTTTTCCTGTACCTCTGCTTGAGTAGACAAGCGTAGGGAAGGGGGCTGCTGTGATACTCCGTTAATTAGGTTAGGAATGGATTGACTAATTAGTGCCATTACATTGTTCTCCGTCCCTGCCTGTCAATGATGCTAAATGTATCATAGTTATCAAATATGTTATCATCGTCAGCAGATTTGTCAAATTCTCTTAGTTCCATTAAGGCACGATTTTCGTCCTTTTCATGGAAACCATGTAGGGTAGCTGAACCTACCACACGATCTTGAAAGATACGTGTAGCACGTAGTATCGTGTACATCTTTGCTACCTCAGGTACATCAGTAAATTCTAATTGAACCACTACATCTAGCCCAACATTTTTACCAATGTTAAACGTGTGGTTCTTTCTGTCATACATCTTTAGGCCACGTTGTACTAAGTTAGGACTGTTTGCCACTAGGGTTGCATCTGCTTTAAGAATGTTAGCAGGTAAAATAATTTCTCCATTAGTATCTTGTGAAAAATTCTTGTTTAATTCTGTGTTAAAGTGCCAGCCCATAGACTGTACTTCTCTGTCAACTGTGTTAAGGATAGTCTCTGCAATCTCTGCTTCAATCAAGCCAGAGGAAAGACTACTAACTGGTGCTTCGCCAATGGCAGAAAGCATTGTGTTGACTGCATCTAATTGTGTTGTTCCTGCCATGTCGTTTACCTATGATACCTGTGGACAGTTCCATCGTTTCATTGATGCTATTGCCCTGTCATTATTTTTAGCCCTTTTACGTACACCGTCCATACGCTTACAGAAGGAATTTTTACGTCCCTGTTCTTTATCTGATTTTGGGTTAGGTGCGGGGGCTTTTAGCTTAGAACCTGTTGCCTTGTTGTACTTAGCCCTACCTTTTGCAGTGAGTCCTGCGCCTTGTTTGGTAGAAAGTTTTTCACCCTTCTTTATTGATAAAGCTACACCTGTACTCATGGCTTTTTCTTCTTATACTTTATGGTAGCACCAGTCTTCTTAGCCGCAGCCTTAGCCTGTGCCATACCCTTTTTAGTATACTTATATTCTTTACCTGCTACATTTGGCATATCTATTTCCTATACTGTGCTGTTTTTTTAGCAATCTTGAGGGGTTGTCTTACAAACTGTTTACCTTGCTGCTTACCTTTTCGTTTCGCAGCAGTTGTAGCTGCGTACTCCGCAGCAGATAAGCTCTTTATTGCAGCAGAAGGTAGATATCTTTCGCCAGTAGCACTGGATTTCTTTCCAGACTTTGTTCGCCATTTCTGTTTTGTCCACTTCTTTAAACTTTCCTGAGGCTTTTTCACGATGTATAGCCCCCACCTGCTTTCTTATAACGTGTTGCTAGTAGTTGTGCTTTCCTAGCAGACCATTGGCCTGAGTTACCACCCTTACTTCCAGACTTAATACTGTTGAACATACGTTTACGCATGGTAGGTTTGGTGTAGTTACCTGCCTCGTTCACACGTGACTTCTTAATCTTTAGGTTTTTCATAACACCATCCAATAAAAAAAGGGAGTAGCCGTTAAGCTACCCCCAAGTTTATTAAACCTCAGACAGACCGATACAGGCGGCTGGACGCAGGACGTTATGCCCCATTGCGTATTTTGCCACCATCAATGTGCCTTGACGATTAATTTGGTATTCAGACTCCATGCCAAGGTCAAGAAGCTTGACAGTAGCAACAGCGTCTGGTGTGAAGACAAAGCCACGGAACTTAGAAGCAAGTGCCACCATGTCAGCACCGTCTACAGCAGCAGTCGGTAGGTCATAGTGTGTTGTGCGTCCAGAACCAGCAGTGTTTGCTAGGGGTGCATTGTCAGATGTCTTACCTTCGTTAGCATCGCTTGTGGTGAAGTTCACATACAGGTTAGATACTTTGGCGTGGTTTGACATGATGACAGGCATCCCAGCAATTGAAGGTACTGTGCCTGATGCAATTGAACCATTACCACCAAAGTCCTTGTTCATGTAGACAAGCTTGTTACCATCAGTTACGTCCAAGAGAGCGTAGTACTGATCTGGTGCAAGTACAACAACAGCACCATCAGTAGGTACGTTCTTGACTTCCATCTCTTTACGTGCGTCAAAGATAGCTTTAGCAAGCTTGGCAGCATCTGTTGAGTCAGCGGTAGCTGCACCAATGTTGACGTTATCTGTAAAGTCTTCTTCGGTAAAGGCTTTGTAGTCTTGAACAAGACCAGCAGCGCGAGTTGCGTTGGTAGACAAAGCAGCCTTCACAAGCATACGTGCTACGTTCTTGTCTGCCTCATTAGCTAGTGCGATACCAGCTTCCTTTGAGTAGATTGAACGTACATCGTAGTGGTTGATGGCTTCATCAATGTTAGCAATGAACTGGCTTGAGATTAGCAAGTCATCAATTGTGACGATGCGTTCACCTGCACGTAATTGTCCACCAGTAATTTCGTTTCCGGGGGTCAAGTATTCAGCAGATGCACGGCCTGTCATTGGGAATGATGCAGACTTACCTTTTGAGATTGTACGAGTGCGTACTTTGTCCATAAGGACTTTCTTTTCCTCAAAGGCTGTCAGGACTTCCCCTGCATACAGCTTGAGAAATAGGTCACGTACGTCACCTGTATTGTTATTCTGGCCTTGGAAGCTTACGCTATAGGCCGGATTTGAAGCAGCTTGTGCCATTTGTAATTACTCCTTAGTGAGTATAATGTTGAGTTAAGTACACTCTGCATTACACTACATCCTTTCTCCAAGATTGTCCCTCGCAAGGGGTCAGGGGTAATCGTTTGTTATGTTAGCTTCGTGTTAGTTAGAGTTAACAATCCTTTCTACACCCTACAGTGCGGATTGCACATTCCTGTAAGGTCTTGGGATGTGATCCCTTCTAGGCACACCGTAATGTAACTAGAAGGAAGGGGGATTTCTCCCCCAACCCCATGCAACAATGTTAGAACAGGCTGGAACGAGCCAACTTATCAGCGACTGCTTGCCTGTAGGCAGGGTCTTGCGCGTATTTGGGGTCACGCATAGCAGCAGTTAATTCTGCATTGCTATTGAACTTCCCACCTGACACTTCACCTGTCCCACCTTGAAGTAGGGAAGGTTCCGCATTAGTTCGATACCTTGCGCTTAGACCTTGGATGGCAAACTGAATTAGGTTTGCATCTTGCGTTTCCATTGTAGCATTAAAAGCATCAACCTCTGCCTCAGGAAGATTGTCTGCTGCCCACTGTACCATAGCAGAGTATTCCTCAGCACCCCCAACAAGGGACTGCATATTAGAAGTCATCTGAGCCGCAACAGCGTTCTGACCTTCAATCCATGAGTCAACCATAGCTTCTGGAAAGCCAGCTTCCTCTAGGGCTTGGTATGCTTCGTCTGATAGAGTTCCATTCTCTGCATACTCCTGTTGGAATACGTCAAAGTCTAGTCCTCTTTCATCAAGTAACTCAGAAACCTCGTTTGCTGTCTGACTAACATCTTCTGTCTGACTGTCTGCTTCTTGTTGAGCCTCAGCTTCTGAATTACTACCTAGTTTACCTTCTAGTGCAGAGTAGGCTTTAGCCATATCCTCTGGTGATTTGAACTTTTCAGGCAACCATTCTGGACGTTCAGGGTCTACTTGAGTACCCTCAACCTTAGCCAGCATAGCGTCAACATGTTGTCGTGACTCTGCTGGTTCTTCTTGATAAGTGTTTACGGCATCTGCCATGTGTTACTCCGTTTCTACTGCGCCTTTAGCTAGCTGTGGTGCAGCACCCTGTGCCATACCTGCTGCTGTTTGTTCTAACATTTGTTGTTGCATCATCTGCTGCTGCATCATCTGTTCTTGTTGCTTCTGTTCGTCTGACTTAATAAGTCCTGACGTATCAATGCCAAGAGATGCTGCAAGTCTGTCTATGTAATCACCAAGGTTCATCTCACTTTGGATAACTTCAGGACCAAGTGGCTGAAGATACTGTAAGAAAGCAGCAAGTTTGTTAAGGTCTTGCCCACGCCCTAAAGCCTCAATACCAGTTACGACAGTAGGTTTAACACTGTCCCTTGGCATCTTAGGCATCTTGCCCTGTGTCTCTAATGAGGTCAACAGCAAGTTAATCATAGGCAACTGAAACTCTTGTGATAGAACTGAGTACACGCCCCCAAGCGCAGTCTCTAGTTCTTGTGCCATAAAACGTACTTCTTCGGCTGTGACACGTTCAGCATTACGCTGTACAGCACTATTCAACAGGAAGGCCGCAGCCAATCTGTCGTTAATCATACGCATAGTTTCTAATGCAACACGAAAATCACCCGACTTCTGTACTTGCATAGCTGAGACATCATTAACATCACCAGTAACAAACGCACCATTAGGTGCTTTCGATAGCTGATTAGTCTTGGTTGTACCATTAGGACGTACCAAGAATAGTAGCTTTGCTGATGCGGCACTGCCTTCAACAATAGCCTTAGTTAGTGCTTCAAGACTACGTAAGTCTCCTAAATATTCTTCAATGAAGCCACGCCCATAGTCCTCACCATCAATACGGATAAACCGTAATGGGATAAAAGGATTGCGGTCTACTTTATAAGTACCCTTGGACTCCTCAATGGATATACCTGCTACCTCTTGTTCAGTTTCCCATCCTTTTTTAGTACGGCAAACCTTGGTATATAGGTGGTGGTTCTTCATTGGGGTATCACCTGCTGTAATGACAGCTTGTGCTGCCTCTGGCAACATAATACCCGCTACTGATTCTTTTGTAATAATTTCTAGCACGTTCCCCATCATGTCACGCTTAACTACGTAACGATCAGGACGATACACACGCATCTGTCCCTTTAGGTCTTTAAATAAAAGCGCATTACCTGATACAATGAGAAGCTTTAGTGCTTCAAACACAGGAACACGAACTGCTTTACCTTCAATTTCTGCCAAGGCTGCACGTTCAATACGTGCTAACCCTTCTTCTACCTGACCACGATTGTCACCTGCAAGTTCTTGCAAGTCAAAGTCATCAATAGTGAGGCGAAAGAAAGGTGTGTTAGGTGGTAGGAGAGCCATCAATAATTTTGATGCTAAATTGTTTACACCCCTAGCACCAATACCTTGATAGGGTGTAGCGTATGTTGAGGACGAATTGTGTCCTTCCTCTGGTAACAGAGTAGGGATAGTTAGTCTAGCTGCCTCTCGCCCTCGTTCAAGAAAGGTATCACGTTCACCTTCCAATTGGCTGTAGCGTTTAGCTACTGTACCTAGTTCCATTTCCATAGTCTAATCCTTACTTCGGTATATTTAAGCCAGAACCACCACTACCACCTACATCAACAGAAGCTGCTGGTTTTGCTACAAGTTGCTTCTTGCCTTTCTTTCTACGCCTACGCTGTACACCTTCTGTTTCTATTGCAGCTTGCATTTCTTCTTCTTGTTGCTTGGCTGCTGCTGTAGATGGTGTTGCCGCTGCTGCCTGTGCTACACCACGTGGACCACCACGTGCTTTTGCTTTACCACCTTTTACAGCATAACTTACTTTCTTTAGTGGTTTCTTAACAGCCCTCTCAATTTTCTTAACAGCCTTCTTAACTTGTCTAGCTGGCGCACCCATTTTACTGACCCCCTGTAGGAATTTGTAGACCAGAACCAGCACTAGCTGTCTGTGTTCCCATACTATCAATTACATCTGTACGTAGGGCTTTCTTACCCTTCTTTTTCTTTTGTCCTTCAATCTCTATATCTTCTTCTTGTAGTTCAAGGTCAGGAGTTTTAGCTACTGCTGTTGCTGGTCTTGCTGGGGCTGGTAAAGGCCGTGGCATCTTAGGAGAAAACAATCCACCCATATTTTAATCCTCATATTCTTCGTTGTATAATTCGTTTAACTTATTTACTACTGACTGTTGGCCTCTGAGAAACGCTAATTCCTCAGAGGTTACTTGTTCAAGTGGAAGCCTATTAGGATAAAGTTCCTGAAGTTGGTTTAGTAAAGCCGTAGTAATACCTAGTGTGTATCCAAGTACTTTCATTTTCTTTAACTTTCGCTAATAGGTACAGTTTAGACTATATGTCAACAAGTTCACATGCACCAGCAGTACAAGCTAGTGTCTGACTACCACTCGTTGTATCCACTTTTTCGTACAACGACAAAGCTGACCAATCAATAGCATCAGGCATTTGTTCCTTGAAATCATTATATGTTTCCTCATCAATTTCCTGATATGGTGCTTGGGCATATGTGTGATCACTATGAGGTAGGAACGAGATACCTGAACATATGTCAAAGTTCTCATAGACCCACGCACCTACTGCCATCCACTCTGCATCCTTAACTGTAATAGTTACAGATGGTTTGTGTTCACACCAGTGTAGTGCATAGTTCTTCCACAACTCTAGCTGCTCTAGTGCAGTCATATCATTACGAGTAACAGCACCAGATGGTGACTTAGTAGGGAAGCTAAACACTGTAGTAGAGTCAGGCTTCATCACACATGGTTCAGCAGGGATACCGCTGTCCTTCATAAACTGTGTCAGTGGGTCTTTGTTATCCCCACGTACAGTACGGATGTAGTACTCGCTGTGCCGTGCGTGAATACCTGATGCACTATCTACTAGCTGTGACACAGTACCAGATGGTTTGACACAGGTGATAGCAGTAGAGGCAGTGACACCTAGCTTGTCAGCATAGATACGGTTGACATCAATGGCCTGTGCTTTCAACTCTTTCAACCACTTTTTACTGTCAGCAGTCTTAGATAATAAGTAGTTATCCATGATACCTGTTAGCGAAACACCAAGTAGACGTTCTTCTTCTGTATTCTTTTGCCATATCTTACGTAAGTAAGGCATATTAGTAAAGGTAGACTGTGCTGTACCAAGGATAGTAGCTAGGCGTACCTTACGGCGTAGGTTTTCTAGGTCATCGCCCTGCCTAACAACCACCTCTGTTAGATTACAGAACTGGTATGGGCGTAAGATAATCTCAGAACAAGGGTTGGTTCCCCACTCATGTCCTGTTTCCCTACGTCCATTAATCTTAACATGATTGTCTGCTGCTATACGTGAGAAGATACCACGTTCACCAGACTTCGACTCAACAAGAGATAACCACTCACGCATGAACCCTTCCATGTCAGGCTTGTCTGTGTAGGCTACAGAGTTATTAGCCAACGCACGTTGACCCTCGTTCTCCCACCAGCTACCAGACTTAGCATGTGCCATGCGTCCATCACTAAGATTAGATAGGCTAATCATTGCTGATCTGCGTACACCACCAACTACTACTACCTCACCAATCTTACACATAATATCGTGGCACTCAATGCTAGTTAGCTTACGTCCTGCTGCACTCTTAAACTTAGCTACAACAAACTTGAACAAATCATCAAGAGGCTCAGGACCACTAGCTCTACCACCAAAGGTCTTGAGCCTAGCACCTGCTGGCCTGATCTTAGACAAGTCCCACTTAGGAATGTCACCTGAGTATAAGTGTGACAATAGCTTATGCAACGCCCTTGCCCAGCCTTCTTTACTGTCCTTGACTGCAATGATATCATCACTAATCTCTAGTGCATCAGGTACTTCAGGTAGTTTAGAGATAGACTGACGCTCTACACTGAAGCCAACACCAGTACCACACAGTAGTATAAACATAGCCTCGTCAAAGGCACGGATGTGATCTACAGGCAGATAGCTACAGTTGTAGATACAGGTGTTATCACGGTCTGCTGCCACACCTGCTGTCATCAATGCCCTCATGGAAGGCATGACCTCAAGGCTGATGATAGCTTCTTCAATCTCTTCTAAGTCTTTAGCTGGTAGACCAGTGGTAGCAATATAATTGATGTATCGTTGCACTGTCTCAGGCCAAGTCTCTCGCCTGTTCTCATCCTCTAACCATCGTGCATACCTGCTAGTAGCAATGAATGTCTGATAGTCTGTTGGTAGGTAATTGCTACTCATCTATTGTCTCCCTCTCCGTGTAGTGTTCCAGCCTCTTGTCGTTTCTTTAGTTTCTCTGCGTTCATCTCTGCAATAGTCTGTAGTGACAGGCCACAGTCATGGGCTAGTGCTGCTAACATCCATAGTACGTCACCCATCTCTGCTGCAATAGCTTGCTTCTGATCTTGCATTGGTATCTCATCTCGCATCATCTTGGCAATCTTACCTGCCACCTCACCTGCCTCTTCAGCAAGGCCCAAGGCTGCATAGGATACAGCATACTTCTTTGGGTATACTGCTGTCTTCAACGCACCTATCTGATACTCATAAAAGTTCATCATTCTTCACCTACCTCTTCACCATCACTTTTAATTACATACACATTATCTACATAGTTAAACCCTGCACTTTGTAAGAATGATTTGAAATGGTAGAGGTAATCATGTAGATTACCCTCAGTTACAAACATCTGATGAGAGCTTGTTGTTTTATTTCCGTCTTCATCATAAGTCTCTGCTGTGAACTTTACAATGTCTGGATGTAATTCAGTACTCATTACCAGTTTACTCCCTTTGTTTTTTCTAGCAACTCAATCATCTTCTTGAGATACCATGCAGCTTTTTCAGCATCCTGAATAGGATTACTCTTGTTCATCAAACGATGTCCTGTGTACTTGATTATTTGTGCCTGTGCTACAAAGATAGCGTTGTACTCACCAACTACATCTACAATATAATCCCAAGTTTCTATGTCACCTTGAGTGTAGTGGGCAGGACTGTTTACCATGTCCCTATCCTCTTTTTTCCACTTGGGTTCTAACTCTGCTGCTTTAGATTTCATGTATTGTTCATGCCCTAGCGGGATACCAAATGTGGTTGCCATAGCTTTACCTCTCCTGTGTCTGTATCATATTCACCATTACGTAGTATACGTGCTAGTCGTGCGTTCTCTAGTGCTACTTCTTCAGATAAACCTTTAGCCTTAAACGCAGCAACCACTTTATCCCAGCCACAACCATTAGACAAAAGTTTATTAGCAGTCTTGGGACCAACAGTTGGACAGCCGCTATAGTTATCTGTACTGTCACCAACCAGAGTTTGGTAGGCGAGATTGTAGTCAGCTTCTTCTTCAGTGATCGTAGCAACCTCACCGTTAAGCCAATGCCTTGCTGGCACAGTGAGTAGGTCTTTGTCTTCAGACCAGATAATAGTGTCAGGGTTTGATGTACCCAATATTCCAAGAACATCATCAGCTTCTAATCCTTTATATATAATTGTGTTATACTTACTCATCATATATTCCCTAGCATACGGAAGTAGCATAGGCTTACGAGTTTTCTTACGGTTAGCTTTGTAGTAAGGTGCAACCTTCTTACGATAGTTATCGCTGTCTGATAAAGCAACAATGCAATCCTGCACAGGTGCTTCATCTGTTAGCTTAGTGATCTGGTCAGAGATACGTATGGCTACGTCATCTTCAAAGCAATGTAATGTCCAATGACCATCACCCCAATTCACTGGTGTTTCGGCAGACATAGCTGCCTTGTAAGCAATGATGTCTCCATCAATAAGCAGTAGGGTCATCGTGTATATCCTTCTCTTTTTCCTGTTTACGTAGGATGCGTAGTCCTGTCTGTACCTGCACGTAGTCTAAGTATGCCTCAACAATCCACTTGATGCTGAGACAAATACTGACACTAAGAAAGGAACAGGTTAGTAGCAGCTTCCATACAAAATCAAAGTCCATTTAACTTCTCCTCTACTTGTACTAATACCTGTCTTGCTTGTGCTTTCTTTAGCTTAAACCATTCGTTCCTACGATCACTAGCCATGCCATCTGCTATCTGATGTGCGATAGCCTCAGCCTTACGTCTGTCGTTAGTGCTGATAGTGGCTACTACCTCGTAGTCACGGAAGGGGCTGCTTGTCTGGTAGCCGTTGCACCTATCGTCAGCATCAACAGCCATACCAATCTTAACCCACTTAGGCCACGCTGGATTGGTAATGATGTAGACCATGCCCTCAGTACTACGTTCATAGTTCTCAAGACTAGAGAAGGCTGCATCATTGAAAGATTTATAACGTCCTGCTTTGTGTAATGGATGTTTCTTAGAAATTTCTTTACCATTCACATACATTCTGTTGGCATCACGCTTTCTAACTGCTTCTGGATTATCCTTATAGAAGAAAGGTCTGCCTGTCTTTGGGTTAATGCGTGTCTGACCAGTTGCGTCCGTACTTGTACTCACTGTCGAGTCTACATCTGAATCCGTAGTGGTGTTCGACATCTCGCATACACTGTTGAATAAGTCTTCCTGTCTCATCTTCTTGACCTTCCTTTACTACTAGTTGAACTTCATCATGTACAAACGCTACGATAGTAGCATCTAGTCCTGCCTTCTTGATAGCATCAGCTATGAATACGTACCAAGTCTTACATAAGATTGCACCACAACCTTGAAGCAAACTGTTGAGTGCTGCGTGGCTGTGTCGGATAGGTGTGTGCCTACCATCTAGTCCCTTGATGTAACCACGATCATCTGCTGCTTGGGATACTGCATCCTTCAGCTTCTTGAGTGCAGGTAGCTGGCTAAGAAACTTCTTCTTAATACGCTTACCTTCCTTCGCACCCTTGCCTATGATCTTACCAATCTTCTCATCACCTGCACCATACAAGAATCCATAGATGAATGTCTTGGCATTGGAACGTGTGGGAAGACCAGCAGCTTCTTGGTTAGTGGTATGTACGTCACCGTCTAACACTACGTTAGCATAGTTACCGTCATCATACCTAGCCATATAGTGTGCTAGGCAGCGTAGTTCCAAACCTGATGCGTCAGCACCTAACAGGCTGTAGCCCTTGGGTGCAACGAATAAGGAACGACACTCCTTGCCATAGGCTGCACCAACGCTGGGTACCTGCCCAAGGTTGGGGTTGGCGTGGGTACACCTAGATGTGACAGCACCCATATGGTTTACTCTACCATGTAGTCTGCCGTTCTCCTCTAGCTTGAGCCATGCCTGTTTGCCAGTAGCTAGTTGGCCTATGCGTTTGTTTAGTAGTAAGTATTCCTGTAGCAGTCTAGCCTCTGGCATGTCAATGCTTTCCAGCACTGTCTCATCTACCTTAGGCTCACCACTGTCAGTGAATACTGTAGGCTCCCACCCTCGCTTGATCAGTCGGTCAGCAATCTGCTGCCGTGATGCAGGGTTGAATGGGATGGTCTTAGTCTTTGTCTTTAACTCAATGATGGTAGGCTCAAACGTGTCTACCAACTGTTGTTCGATGTCAGCCTTGCGTCCAGCTAGGCTAGCATACAGTTCTTGTGCAGCCTCAACATCAAAGTCAAAGCCTCTTTCCTCTTGTCCTATCAGCAGCGTGTGGATTACTTGTTCAAGATGTAACGCATCGCTGCTAAAATTTTTGCTGAGAATTTTCTCGTATAGTTTCTGCGTAACCTTTGTGTCTTGGATGCAGTACTCCAACATTTCGGTGGTGTATGCTGCAAAGCTTTCGCTATGATTATTGAAGTCACCTTTTAATTCTCCTAGCCTTACGCCCCAAGCCTTCAAGCTATGACTACCAATGATGTTAGCAGGGAACTTACCCTTGCTGTACATAGTGAAGTCTAGTTCTTTTAGGTGAGGCCAGATTGTCCTAGAGTATACCAACGTATCTACTACCTTACCTTTGAAGGTAAAGTCGTGTAGCTTCTTCATCACACGCAAGTCGTAGTCGATGATGTTGTGACCAATCAAGGTCTTTGCATTGTCCATAAACTCCAATGCTTCTTGCGTCTGTGTTGGGTCAAAGGTGTGTACCTCATCAGTGTGTACATCCCTGAAGACATGACACCAAACTTGTGTCACCTCTTTAAGTAGATGGTCTGCTTCTAAGTCCCATATGTATTCCATACTGTGTCTCCGCACTAGTTAAAATTCTACGTCTGGTTCTTCCTCGTCATCAAAGAATACTTCAACCATCCGTCCACTGTCCTTCATGTACTGAAGGCTGTTGCATAGGCCAGTCTCACCTGACCATCTGTTCTTCAACACCCTGACGTTGCTTATGTCTGGGCGTTCCTTGTCTTGCTGGTTCCTTTCCAATCCAATCACGATGTCACTAAGCTGACCGATTGCAGCACTGCCACGTAGTTGTGACATGCTAGTCTGTGCGCCATCCTCATGTCCTCTGTCACCAGACGGACGCTTGAGGTGTGAGATAAGTATCATACCACAGTTAAGTTCCTCAACAAGAGAACGCATAGCTGTCATAGTGTTGTCAATGATACGTCTTTCATCTCCACCTTCTAGCCCACTAACAACGATACTGATATGATCAAGTACAATAAAATCGCAACCACAACCACGAACAAGGTAGCGTATCTTGGATAGCAGGTTGTCACTATCAGTACTGCCCCAATGATCATAGAGATATACTCTACCTGAACCAACTGTTGCATCAAAGGCATCACGTAACTCCTTGTCATTGATATCTAGTTCACCTAGATGCAAAGGCTTGTTGAGTTCGATTGACATAAGACCTAAGGCAGTACGCTTGACGTTCTCCTCTAGTGCTATGTAACCCACTGTCTGACCTGACTGGATAAGACCATGT